GTTTAGTGAGGAAGACATTAGAGAAGCTAAAAAAGCTATGTCTACAGCTGAGTTTTCTCAAGAATACATGGCAGATTTCAATACTTACGAAGGTCAAGTATGGAACTTCAAATTCGAAGAGTGTGTAGCAGACTTAAGTCAGTTAGATACTAGAAACATGGATGTGTTTGCAGGCCTGGATGTTGGTTACAAAGACCCAACAGCATTATGCGTTATAGCTTATGATTGGGACGAAAAAAAATACTATTTAATTGATGAGTACATGGATGCAGAAAGAACTACTGAACAGCATGCTATAGAGATTCGCAGAATGGTAGAGAAATACAATATTGATTACATCTATATTGATTCAGCGGCTCAACAAACTAGGTTTGATTTTGCCCAGAATTACGATATCTCTACTATCAATGCTAAAAAGTCTGTTCTAGACGGAATTGGACATGCAGCAGGTATCATAGATAATGATAGATTAATAATCGATCAAAGATGTACACAGGCTCTATCATGTGTTGATCAGTATCAGTGGGATCCTAACCCTAATTTAATTAGAGAAAAGCCAAAACATAATATGGCAAGTCATATGTCAGACGCTTTAAGATATGCACTGTATACATTTGAGGTATCCTCAGGAAGTTTTTGAAGAATAGACCATTGAAAATTTAGTTGTTGACAAAAAGGTAAAAATTTGGTATAATTTTAATTAATAAGGAATTTATGGATTTAAAAAGAGATTTAGTCAAGTACGTTAGAGACAAAGCGAAATCTAAGTATAACAAAGACACCCAGTGCTTTATCTGCGGTGATACAGAGTATTTAGACTTTCACCATTTCTACGGAATGACCGAGCTTCTTGACACTTGGTTGAAGAGTAACAAAATTACGATTACCTCAGCCGATGAAATTATGAATATTCGAGAAGAGTTTATTGAAGAATTTAATAACGAGATTTACAATGAAGCTGCTACGCTATGTAAAGCCCATCATCAGAGGCTGCACAGTATCTATGGTAAAAGACCCACACTGGTAACAGCACTTAAACAAAAAAGATGGGTGGAGAAACAGAGAGACAAATATGGCATGGTATGACAGATTTTTAGGTAGAACAATAACTACGGAGGATAAATTAAATCCTGCGCAGAGTTTTATCGGTATGGACGAAGGCATGACCATCGATACCAGAGAAAACAAAGACAATTACAGATCAGCGTATGAAGAACTAGAAGTAGTTAATCGTGCGGTGAATATGATAGTAGACGATTCAGCAGACATCAAATATGATGTTGGAAATAAAGTAAGCGGTATAACACCAGTTGTAGATAATATTCGAAGAACTCGCGTTGACTTATTACTTAATAAAGAACCGAATCCTTTTCAAGACGTTAACACTTTTAAGAGAAATCTTATTATTGACTTAATGATTGATGGGAACATCTTCGTATATTTTGATGGAAGACATTTATATCATCTTCCAGCACAAAATGTTACTATCCATAGTGATACTAGTACTTACATTGAGAAATTTACATATGACGGTCATGTCGACTATTCTACGAAAGAAATAATACATATTAAGGAAAACTCATTCAAATCAATATATCGTGGAACACCAAGACTAAAGCCAGCGTATCGAACAATGTATTTACTAGACAACATGAGGAGGTTTCAAGATAACTTCTTCAAAAATGGAGCAGTTCCAGGATTAGTACTAAAGAGCCCTAACACTCTTTCCGACAGAATTAAGGAAAGAATGCTGCAAAGCTGGTCTACTAGGTACAATCCAAAAAATGGTGGTAAGCGCCCACTCATTCTAGACGGTGGATTAGAAGTTGATAGTTTAACGAAGATAAACTTCAAAGAACTTGATTTTCAATCCTCTATTTCAGCGAATGAGAAAATAATTTTAGAAGCAATGGGCGTTCCGCCTATACTTTTAGACGGTGGGAATAATGCAAACATTAGACCAAACCACAGACTTTACTATTTGGAGACTATTCTTCCGATAGTAAGAAAAATATCATATGCCTTTGAGAGATATTTCGGATTTGAACTAAGTGAGAATGTCACAGACATTCCTGCTTTACAACCCGAATTAAGAGATCAAGCTGCGTACTACGCAACTTTGGTCAACACAGGCATTATGACACCAAACGAGGCTAGAGAACAAATAGGTCGTGAACCGTTAGACGGACATGACGAACTAAGAGTTCCAGCTAATATAGCGGGTTCAGCAGCGAACCCCACAGAAGGTGGACAACCACCAAAAGAAGAGGAACAGGATAATGGCGAATAAGAAAGCAGTACTTGAATTATTAGCAAATTTTTTTGCTGAACAAGGAAAAGTTTTAACACCCTCTGAGTATAAAGCTCTAAATGCAAATGCACCTATGAGATTTATGACGGCAAAAAGACCTTTTGGTTCTTGGTCCCGTATGACTCAGATGTTAAAAATTAACTTTCCAGACCAATGGGCCAAAGCTAACTCGGAACCAGCACCTACACCACCCCCGGTGGCTAAAGTAGAAGCAGCTCCAGCAGCAAAGGCAGCTCCCAAAAAAGCTAAAAAATAGGTAAGTACACATGGAGAAAATTTTTCATTGGACAAATACTTTCAAGACTCTAGGCGAGGACGAAGACGGCAGCGTTAATATTAAAGGATTAGCGTCTACTAATGCAGTCGACCGAGCAGGAGATGTTATCAATCATGATGCATGGATAAAAATGAATGGATTAGAGAATTATAAAACTAACCCAATCGTTCTATTTAATCATGACTATAACAAACCTATTGGTCGTGCAACTTCTTTGGAAGTTACAGAAAACGGTCTGGAATTTGGAGCGAAAATCTCTAAATCATCAGGCGAAATAAAAGATCTTATTAAAGATGGTGTTCTTGGGGCCTTTTCAGTCGGTTTCAGAGTCAAGGATGCAGATTATAACTCAGAAACTGATGGATATACGATAAAAGATGCGGAACTATTCGAAGTATCAGTTGTTAGTGTACCTTGTAACCAGGGAGCAATGTTCTCGGTTTCAAAGTCATTTGACAGCATGGACGAATACAACGATTGGAAGACGCTCTTTAATAATAACGAGGCTCAGAATATTTCTGCGCCACAAGCCGAGGGTAAAACCTCACAACAGGAGACTAACATGTCGAACGACACTAAAACTCCCGAAGCTAATATCGACTTGAAAGCTTTTGCCGAGGACGTAGCAAATAAAACTGCTGCTAGAATCGCAATGCAACAAGCCGAAACTAAAGCTAAGGAACTTGCTGATGCAGACGAAAAAACAGCTCAACTAAATGTTGAAACTGCGGAAAAAGAAGCAAAGCAGGACGAAGTTAAAACTATAGTCGAAGTTGGAATGGCTGGAGCTGAAAAGCTCATGAATGACGTTGAAAAACGTGTTTCAGACAGACACGAAGACCTAGAGAAAGTAGTAAATGAACTCCAAACAGAACTAAAAGACAAAAAATCTGAGATCGAAGCAATTCGTGAATCAAAAAGAGTCTTTGGTGATAGACAGGATTCAAACTGGCAAAAAGCATTTCAAGGCGACATCGATGACGCTTATGTAATGGGATTAGCCACAGGTAAAGGTTGGGATACTAAACTTGCACAGAATACAATGGAAAAAGTTAACGCCATGTCAGGCGTTGGAGTTTCTTCCGCTGATTTTGAACAAACAGTATCTACTAATATCGAAAGAGATATTCAATTAGAATTAGTACTAGCGCCGTTATTTAGAGAAATCCAAATGACTTCAGCTACACAAATCATTCCAATTCTACCAGATGCTGGTTACGCTGAATTTACAGCTAACCAAGTAGCTACGGGCTCAAGCCCTCATGGTAACTTGGAAGAAAGAGGCGATACTTATGACAGTACAATGTCAGGTATTGATTTAACCGAAAGAACTCTTTCAACTAAAAAACTCATCTCTCAATCCTATCTAGGAAATGAGACTGAAGAAGATGCAATCTTGCCAATTCTACCATTGATTCGTGAATCAATCGTTAGAGCACACGCAAGAGGTGTTGAAAATGCACTGCTATTGGGTAACCATGCAGACGGCGTTTACGGCACAGGTGGAGCAGCTTTTGAAGGACTAGTCACAATGGCTGGGTCTAACAAAACTCAATCCGCAACTGCATTTGCTTCTGAATCTTTGACAGCCGCTCACTTATTAGCAGCTAGAAAAAACATGGGTAAATACGGAATGAACCCTGCAGATGTTGTCTATATTGTCAACACTACAGAGTACTACAGCTTACTACAAGATGCTGAATTCCAAGATGTTAACCTTGTTGGTGATGTCGCTACTAAATTACGTGGCGAAATTGGTTCAGTCTTTGGCTCTAAAGTCATCGTCTGTGACGAATTCAAAACACCAGCCGTATCTAAGTTTTACGCAATAGCAGTTTATGCTAAAAATTACGTAATGCCTAGACTAAGAGGTGTAACAATCGAATCTGACTACGAAGTAGCTAATCAGAGACGAGTACTTGTAGCTTCACAAAGAATTGGATTCACCGATATGATCGATGCTTCTACTTCTTCATGGGCACTTCAGTACAAAGGTAGTTAATACCTAATGCGAATATTTGGAGGGAGTTTAACTTCCTCCAATGTTTTTTAAAATAATTATGGCAGATTTAGTAACATTACAGCAATATAAAGACTTCACTGGATTACAGGGAGTTCAAAATGACGCAAAAATTAATACTATTATTGACAATGTAAGTCAACTAGTAAAAAGTTATTGTAGTAGTTCTATTATAGATTATGCCGCAACCAATAAGACTGAAACCTTTACAATTAAAGATGCTTTAGTCGATACAATTATTTTGGAAGAATCTCCAATTATAAGTGTAAGTTCAGTACAAGAACGATCAGGACAAGCAGATGCATATGTCACCCTCATTACGGAAAATTCCAATAATAGTGGTAAATATGAATATGTAGTCAACATG